ATCGGTATAGTGACTGACGTTGAAGTAATCGGACATAATATCGCTACGGTCATAGAAGTCAGGACCTTTCATAGCATTTAGCAGTTCAGTTAGGAACTTACGAGCAACGCCTTTGTAGTGTTCGTGGATCCAATACGTGTTGACATCTTCACGTTCGCCGAAATTAATAACACCGCTCTTGATAGTGACAACTAGAGTACTGTTATGACGAACACTGATAGTGCCTTTCATTTTGTACTTGGCCAGCACTGCACGGATCTTCGGAGCAAGTTTGGACTTGTCCTCTTGTGAAACATAAGCCATGGTGATTCGTATCCTTTTCTCAACCTACATATACACAATACACCGAAAACATCTTGAAGTCAAGAGAAAAATTACATCATAATGAGTTTTTTTCTTCAAGACTTGCGATTAACAATTCGGCGTAGTGGATTACTTTACGTAAATCTTCTACGCCGTTTTTCTGTTTGTATCTACACGTATACTTGATGATGTTGCCTTGGCAGAAGTCGAGCCCATTAGCAATGATAAAAGTTACGGGTTGAATAGCCATGTCTTTGTAGTGAGTACCACCCACTTGTTTAGTCATGGCATTATCTTCATCAAAATCTTGCACTGTCATAGTAGGTCGTGAAGCTCTACTTTAGGATAATCGGGGTTCTTGAGTATCTTGCCATCCGCGCGCCGATGAATTGAACCATCGGGTTGAATGCAACGACCAAGGTTGTTTTGGTGTACTCTAGCCAAAGCCTCATCAAGGTTCCACCCAAAGGTAGAAGCGTAACCATAACAGACATAGACCAAATCTGCAAGTTCCTTCAAGGCTGCAGCTGCGTCTTTCGCTTCGTGTCTTTCATGAAAGAACTCATCAAACTCATCTTCAATAAGACTGAATCTAAAAGGTTCAACTGTACCCTCATCATCAAGCCATTCGGATTGGGGTAGGTTAATAGGTTGACCCATTACAATAGCAAAATCTTTCACCATATCCAAAGGTGAAGTTTTAAAATTATCCATTCTTACTTTTCCTTGCATAATTATCGTCCAACAAACTCAGTCTTTCCTTTGTGATCTTTGTCAAAGTGATACCAACAATAGTTGTCTACTCCTTTGACCTTGTTTTCTTCCCAATACAATCGACCAACACTCACTACCTTATCACACCGCTTCATATAAGGACCCATACGCACGTTGTGCATGTAATCCGCTGGCAGTAGTAACCAAGTAGGTAGAAGCTGCGTTAGGTGGTCCATAATGGGTTGTAGGACCTTCCAAGTGAAAGGTGGATTCGTGATGAATTGGTAGTCACGATCCGATCCAACCTCTTCTTCTTTTAAGCTTAGACAGTTACGTTGAACCACACCATCTGCTTGAGGTTCAATATCGTACATACCCTTGCATTCCATTTTTCTCATCATAAGGGCTTTAGCTAAATCTCCCGCGCCTGCGCAAGGTTCGATGAACGATCCAAAGTAAGATTCTACGTGTGGTATCAAAACATTAACCGCAGACGGATCTATGGTAGCATAGAAGTCACGTGGTTTCTTCTCAAACTTGTCAGGATCGCGTTTGCTCATTAACCTATTTCCAATTTCTTAATACCTTTCGCCCAATTCTCTGCTGCATCTTCTACGTAATGCATAGACTTATTGGGGAATTCTTCTCTGAAGAAGACAACGCCACCCTCATTGAAGTACTTAATATACAACGATTCGTCCTTAGAGTCAAGATGTATTTCACACCACCCCTTGTCTACAGTTGGATAATGTGTTGAAAGTTTCTTACCCATGAACGTATTCTCCAGCCATTGGAAAGATCACTGTGATTGCCTCTGCAATTGCTCTAGCTACTTCCATGTGTTCCTTTTGCGTACCGTTACCAGAGCGCAGCTCAATATAATGAATCCACGAACGAAGAGATCCCTTCATATACAACTTGGAAATCGTATTACCTTCGGGGAGAACGACTCTCGCTTGTTCCTTAGCAATTCCGTTCGCGATTGCCCAATTGTAAGCCATCTTAGCTTCGTGAATGATCTGCTGTTGCTTTGCATTCCAAGTCTTTTTCAACTCTTCGTCATCTGTCTCAATAGAATTTTGACGATTAGATGGATCTTGTAGACGAGCTTCCCTCAGAACAAAGGTATCATCAAGATCGTTAGGATCCCCATATCGCTGGCTGAACTCTTGGAAGACAAATGATCTGTGTCTGATGAGCTGACGCGCGATGTCTCTTGTGGTTTCGATTTCAATTGTGGCGTCTGCCATTTCAAGGGGTGACCAATGCTTCCACTCAATAAGTCGCCGAATGAGTCGCTCTGAGTTGTCAAGTTTGTATTGCCCAGCTGGGTTAGATACTTTGGTACAGTAGGCAATAAGCTCAAGTGCCGATTTAAACTCACCTTTTAACTCCTCAGTGGGTTGAGTGTAGCTAAACAGTCTAGCTTTCATTCTGCGTCAGCCTTTGCAGGCTTCAAGTTTTGCAGACGCTTCAAATGTTCTTTACCATTCACCTTGGTCTTAACCATCTTGATAATTGGTTCACCTTTTTTGTTCAGGATTTTGGTGTTCTCTGGAAGAGTGAACACAATATTTTTACCCTTGTTAAGAGCTCTGACTTGGTTCAGCAAACGCTGGCCAGCATCAGTGTTCTTGGTGCTGATTGATGAGATCCGTTCACCCTTTGAGGTGTATTTCTTGTCAGATGATTTCTTAGCCATGATATAGTTCTCCTTAAAATATGATATCTTTAAACTTGTCGGTTACTTGAGCAGTATGACCCTTGTCCATTATAGGCCCATCTTGCACTAGGTTTTCTTCTGCATCAGGAGCATCTTCCAGCTTCATGCGCGAGCGGTCAACCTTAATAACGAATCGTTTATACTTGTTTGGATCATTGTAACGATTCTTTAGTTGCTTCACAAGGATATGACCCTGTTGAGCGAGTTCATCATTAGAAATCAAAGCAAACATTAAGTCTGCCGTAGCGGGTAGTCCAAAAGACTCGGACGTATCTTCCAACCCAGGATCCGAGCTACCAAAACCAGCACGTGTCGTTTGCGTTGCAGACATAATCGGAACGTTGAATTCAACAGCAAGACCTCGCATCTCCTCTGCAATTGCTTTAATATACGTATAAGAGTTAATCGCACCACCCATACCTTTCATTCGTGAGCTTGCACAAATATTCAGATAGTCAATGAAGATGATTTCGGGAATGAAGTTTTTCTTTAACTTCAATTCGTTTAACAATGCACGAAAGTGTGATACGTTCGCTTGACCAGTAGGATACTCTTTAATGATCAACTTACCATTGGTCTTGCTGGCAATCTCATTGACCTTAGTCATCATAATCGGTTTAGACATATACTCAAGCTGATCAAGAGGAATATTCAACAGATTAGCGTCGATACGTTCAGCAATGCGTTCTTCTGCCATCTCCATTGTGATGTAGAGTGCATTGCGACCTTGAGTTAGGGCGTTAGCAGCAACATGACACATAAACAGAGATTTACCGACCCCAGTACCAGCGAGAGCAATATTAAGAGTCTTGTTAGGTAAGCCTCCCTTTGTAATCTTGTTAAAGTAATCAAGATCAAACGGAATGCGAGATTCCTGCTCGTGGTAGAAGTCATATCGCTGATCAGCGTTTTCGATATAGTCGTGCCCAATGTTCGTGTCGAAAGAGACCGCAAGCGCCTTTTGGAGAATATCGGGGAGCGCATTTTTAGTAAGCTCTTTGTGCTTACCATCAATGATTTGAATTGATTCCATAATCGCATTATGCACCGCTCTATCTTGGCACCACTTCTCTGTAGTGTCCAATAGCCATTGTTGATTGATCTGTTCAGTTGAAAAGATACTTGGAAGGATCTCTAATGCATATGTATAATCGCCATTGTTGATCCTTTCGTTACCGTCAATCTCAATCTTGAACGACTCAAGAGTAGGCAGCTTGTTGTACTTGCCAACAAACCGCCCGATCTCTTTAAACAGTTCTCTATAAATTCCCTCAAAGTAATCTGGTCGTACAAATGGCAGAACCTTCCTCATATACTGATCGTTAGTCAGAATATTACGAAGGATGGTCTGCTCAAGGTTTATTGTCATTTATCATTCCAATTAAAAGACTGTGAAGAATGTTGCTAGCTACCTTTTGTAGCTCAACATTATCAGAGTTTACACTAAGATCAGGGGTATAGTCAAGCGTAAAATCAAACTGCATCATCATATCGTCATCATCGAATTTTACATTACCATAGTGAAAAACGCATTCAATAAAGTCGCCTTTGAGAATTCTAACCTTCCAATCGTTGTCATCTGCTGGAATTAACTCATAGTCAATATTTTGTTTCCACTCTTCGGTTATCGGTGTTTTAGTCATCGGCTTCCTCTACAATTGAATCCATGTCAACCAATGATGTATGACCAATGGTATATTGCTTTTTAACAAACTCTTTGAAGTCTGTCTCGACCAAGATAGGTGACCAAAATTCTTCGGTCAGCGTGTCCTTTTCGCGATACTTTTGTCCAACAAGTTCACCATCAGTTTGGTCAACGTATTGATACCAACCATTTGACGGTTTAGCCACATACTTGCCAGCAAGAGCAACCTCAAGCAAACCAGACCAGCGTTGAACGCCACCCTCCCAGCTAACCGAGATAGGAATCTTTGACTTCTCTTTAACATAACGAGATTTTTCCACATTGATAATAAAATGATAGCCTTTGATTTCTGTTCCAACTTTATCTTGTTGACGCCCCAAGATCCAAATGTTGTCTGCAGAGTAGTAGATCCCCGTACCACCACCAACGATGTCTTTAGGAAACAATCCAATCTCTTTGTATGTGTGGTTAACAGCAATCAAAGGAATATTCTTCATCGCAAGGTAGGGAGTGCACATACGAAACAGACCCTTAAGAGCCTTTGCACGAGACATATCTGCAACAGACTTCTCATTCAGAGTGTCTTCCATTTCTTTCTTTGACGCCATGTTACCAATAGAGTCAATCACAATGATCACTTCATCTTCACGAGTCAGTTCTTCAAGCTGACCAATCATATCAAACTTCAGTTCTTCTACGTTAGTAATAGGTGTATGAAGCACACGTGATGTGTCAATACCAAACTGCTCAAAGTAAGACTGAGGAGAACCAAACTCCGAATCGTAGAACAACATCACAGCCTTGGGATGTGCTTTAAGGTATGCACCAGCCATTAACAATGCAAATGACGTCTTGAAGTGTTTAGAAGGGCCCGCAAGTACAATCAACCCTGATGACAATCCACCGTCAATAGATCCTGATAGTGCTACGTTGACCATAGGAACGTCTGTGGGGGTCATCTCTTTATCGTTGAAAAACTTAGAATCAGACAAAACCTCAGTCTGTTTGATCTTAGAATTCTTCTTTAGTTTGTCCATAATACTCATTTATGACCTACGCTTTCTCTCTTGATATCGTTATGATTAAATTCAGCCCAGTATAGCTCAAACGCAACACCAGATTCGAGACACTCAAACTGATGGTAAACGCTAGGTTTAACCTTAGTGTACTGACCAGCTTCAAGAATTGTTTCATCTACTAAATTATAGTCCTTTTGCCACACCCTGACAAGCATTTTTCCAGACTCAACATAGAATCCGTTCCATTTATATTCATGCAAATGTTTTGAACACGTGCCGCCTTTGATCATATCAATACGGTGAAACTCTAGTACACCATTTGCTTCAATCAACTCTGTGGTTCCCCACACTTTTCCAGCTTTCATTTAATCATCCTGAATGTTTGTATGCATACTCTAATGCGTTGTTCGCTTCAATATCTAATGCTCGGTTCTGATACTTACGTGAAGTGTCTGCGTCAAGCTGTTTAATCAAGTCTACAAGCTGGTTAGAGGTTAGAGGATAACCCTTTCTAACCGCATTACCAGCAATCGAAATCATAATCTTGTAGATCATTCTATATCGACCACTGCCATCAATCCCAGCAATTCCATTCCAATCAGAGATCAACCTCTTGTTAAGGAATGGGCAGTCTTGATAACTCGTCCAATAATACGAGGTATTATCTAGGGCTGACTTTCTGTGTTCAATGATTTGATCTCGCCAAGTGTCTGGGAGTCTGTCAAGGAAGCTGGCTGAAGATTGTTTTTCGTTGTAGGGATATGCTGCCAGAAGGAAATCGACAGCGAGAGGATCACCATCATTGCTGAAAATAAAATTGTTAGCAGAAGCGTATTTTGCAGGGATATAATACATTCTGCTGAAGTCTTTACATTGTTTATCTCCTCTATCGTCAAGGTGCGATTGGAGGGCGAACCAGAAATGTTTGATTTCTGCCATTTGTATGTCGCGATCAACTTGAAATACGATTCTGAACTTTGGTTTATCTGATGTCGAACTAGCAGTGCTATACACAACATAAGTCCAACGGCCAATCCTAGCACGAAGTTCATCTTTTAGATCTCCTTCAAACACCCAATCATCAATATCAACAGCACACCAGCCTGCCCAAGCAAGTACATTTTTGTTGGATCGTGTAGTCCCAGCTTCATACACAGCTGGAGAAATAAGTTCTGCATTCTGTTTACCCTCCAAAGGTCGTTCAGATAGTTTATACAAGAATTTGCTAAAGCGTTCCCAAGACTCAAAGTCAATACGACGATGAGTCTTGTTATCATATACGAATCGTTGTTGTTCTTCCCACCACCTAGGCGATTTGAATACTGTTAACGAATATGTCACCCAAAGAATTCCTCTAATGACGCCGTAGGTTCAACTTCCCACCCAACTGCGTCAAGGATAGATGAGAGTGGTTCAATAAAAGCACTACTGAACATCTTATTATAGTCAATAAACCTATGAAGGTCAAGCTCTTTCGGAAGAGTTTGTGGAAAAGCAATGATGTTTTCTTTGATTGGGTTTGGTGTCTTCAAGTAGACAAACTTGATCTTCTCGCCGTTTTGGATCTTCTCGTAACGTTGTTCCAATCCTTTCTCTTTGATGTAATGGTTGTACAACAAAGACCCACGCACGTGAATAGGACATGCTTTACCATAGATCATCTTACGATCATAGTGTTTATCAATATCTGTTACTCCGCGCGGGAACGAGATCTGTTCAGGTGTCAGTTTACTAAACTCTTTACGGAAGTCTGCAATGAACTTCTGAGTAGTCTTTTCATCAGATGTCATAATGATATCAAACGCTTGCTTGAACTTATCACGACAGACTTGAGGCGTAGAAGACTTAACGGCTTCAATCCCCATCATCTTCATCTTTGGTTTAGCGTACTGCACACCTTCACTGTTATGCACATTGAGGATATAGTGTTTCTTAGCAACCCAAATCCCACGATCCGCGATAACTTCTCGCTTCATAACCATACGATTGTCATATGCATTAACAGTAGTTGCAAGCTCTGCATAAGCCTTCTCAAGGATCTTCTCAAAGTGTTCTTCACAAACCTTATCCAAGAACTTGACAGGATCGTTAGGATTGAACTTATTAACGAGAGCTTCCATGTTGATGTACAGTGAGTCAGTGTCAATTGCAATCACATAGTCAACATCAGCGGTCTTCAACAGTTCGTTCATGGTCTTGTTGATTGAACGTTCTGCCCACCGAATAGCGAGTTGACCACTAATGGTAATAGCTTCTGCAATACGAATGTCAAAGTAACGGAAGAAGTTGTTACCTAGAGCGCCATACAAACTGTTCATAAGGATCTTGATGGCCATCTGTTGGTTCTCAAGAGTGTTGATCTCATTTTCTAGAACTTTAGTCTTGTTCTGTTCATACTTCTGTTTAGATGCCAACATCTGATTCTTGATCTGTACACGCTCTGCGTAATACTGATTAATGATCATTGGAATCACGCCTTGTTTATCCTTGCGGAAACGAGTACCAGTGGCACTTAGGGCGTAGTCACCACCAGCTTGATCTATAACAGATACCTTGCCATCTAAGAACTGATCAGGATCAATGTTGGGGACCTTACCATGAACAAGAGTCTCAATTGACATATTGTACTGAACAATTGTCAATGGGTATAGAGAGTTAAGGTCAAATGATGTGACCCACTTATAACTCCCAGGGATTGGAGCTTTGACCAACCCACCTGGGTATTGTTGCTTTTGACGCATGATCTTAGGTGGAACAACCGTATTTTGACTGTGCAAGATCCGATAGATAATCGAGTCCCAAATGTTAGTAGTACCGAATGTGTCAGAGTAGTTAACCCCACCACGGTATGCCATAACAATAGCAAGAGTGATCAAACCCATCTTCTCTTCAAGACGATCCACTAGTTCAACGTCTTTGATGTTATAGTCAATAAACTTTTGGAAATCTTCTTTGTACAGAGTGTGTAGGTTGCCGTATTCTTCGTATGACAGTTTCTCATCACCCAACACAACGTGAGCGATGTGGTCTAGTTTATATGACTCTTGTTGACCATACGTATATCCAAACTTCTTGAACAGATCCATGTAGTCAAGCTGTTGAATACCGTCAAGTTCATAAACATTGACCTGTCGCCCACCGACCATTGGAATGGTCTTAGCATTGACCACCGACCAAGGGCTCATTTTCTTGTAGACGTCACCACCGATTACATTCTTGATTCGGTTGACCAAGTATGGAATATCAAAGTTACGAGTGTACCAACCTGTGACAACGTCAGGGCAAGTTTCAGGGTTGTGCCAGAATTGAACAAAGTCTAGAAGTAGATCTACTTCGTCTGTGCATTTACGGTATTTGATTTTTGATTGGTCAACGACTGGGCACTTTGAGGGGTCGTAGTCTTCCAATCCCCAAACATAGTAGATGCCATCGATATTGTTCTTACTTGCGATGGAGATGACAGTATGGGCAGCTTCGTCAGGTCCAGGGAACCCTTGATCAGATGCCACCTCGATATCGAGAGTGGTAACGTTGATTTTGTCTCGCTCAAACTTAATCTCTTTTGGCCAGTTTTCAGTGATGAATTGCGTGATATAGTTGGTTGTACCAAACACAGTTACGTTATCGACACCATCGTACTGCTTCATAAAGTCTGCAGCGTCTCGCATCGTGTCGAACCCACGAGGCATAACGTTCTGGCCAGTTAGGGTCTTCCAACCAGTGTCTTTGTCCGTTGGAGTGTACAAAGTAGGCATGAAGCGGATCTTCTGAGCAATGCGTTTACCTTGCTTGAATCCGCGAAGTAGAATATCGTTACCGTAACGGTTTACGGAAGTGTAAAAGTCCAAATCGAATCTCCATAATATACTGTTATAATTATACAACAACTAATCGTGTTTATCAACAGAAAAAGGGCGCCTTAGCGCCCTTTATTTATTTTGCCATTATGACAACATTACTTACCTGTGACTTTTTTCTCAGGAAGAGATTTAAGATATGAGTGATCTGGATCTAACATATGCTTATTGTCTCGTAGAAACAAAAGAATACATTTCCTGAGCCTTTTTGGTCAGTTCTTCCATACTGTAAGGAGCATAGACGTTAGCAGCTTTTGCTTCGTCAATGGTAGCTTTGCCAATTTCCATCATCTTTTCCCAGTACTGCATATTCAAAGCAGCCTGCTTATCCATATAGTCTTTTGCCAGCGCCATGATGTCGGCACGAATTTCGAAGGGGTCTTTGTTTGACATTGTAGTCTCCTGTGTGTGTTGTGTTTGGTTATTTATGATTTACGGAAACGACGAGCAGCGATATCGTCGATATCACCACGAGTAATTCCCATGTCCCACAAATCGCGGTCGCTTAGCTTATCTAAAGCGTTGTATGTTTCGCGGTATTGTGAGTACTTAACAGGTGTGTAAAATACATTTACGATTGCCTGCCAAATTGCTTTTAGTGTGTGTGTCATAATTTTCTCTTAATGTTTACTATTTTGGTGCACATTTATTTAGGAAAGATTACCTATTCCTCTAAGGAATACCAGCTTTTACTTTACCCTATTTTCAAAATATGTAAACTTTCTTATATCAGGATAGTCAGCCTGTGACACAGTCTTTGCAGGTTGATCTTTCTTTTCATTAAAAATGTTGAGACCAACTGCAGCAGTCTCAGGAGTCATGTAGTAGTGATATCCAAGTTCATCAATATTGTCATCGACATACATCACACCTGAGTGAATAGATCTTCCATCATATCGCATCTTTTGTAAACGTTTATAGAGATCATAGTCATCAAGAAGTATCATTCCACCTTTACCAATGTTGATATGTTTCTTATGACCAAAAGATATGCACATCAGTTTATTGGGAACATAACCATCTTGCTTCCAATGAGCAGCAGCATCTATGACAGTATCCGTTAAATGATAGTATTCAGTCCATTTTCTTTCAATGTACTGACGATGGCGGTTGATTTTCTCAAGCATCATAGGAACAGAAACATATGTATTAGTTGGACAGTGTACAATCTGCCATGGGTGTAATTTCAAACTCAACTCAAGAGCGTGTGTGCAACAGTCAACTGCGACAGCATACTTAGCACCCCAGAATTCAGCAACCGCCGATTCAAATTGAAACAATGAATCAAAGTCGTTCATTTTAATTTTTCCCACAATTCACCATAATCCTTACAGATTGACTTAAACACTTGTTGATTATGTTTAGATATTTTTCTGTTTGTGTAAGCTAACATTTTAAGATCCATTTTATTCAATCTTTGAACTTCTTTTATAAGCAATTCCAACCTTGTTAATGGATTTGGATTACTATCAAAAGAATAATCAATATGACTATATCTTTTAAAACCAAGAGATTCTAAGTATGGTAAAATATCTTGGTGACCATGCCACACAAATGGCAATCCGGCAACAATTGGTTTAAATATTTTTTCAGTTAAAGTGGGGGCCCAATGGACGGTTTCTAATACGATATGAACATAACTATCTAAAACTTGAGGTGGTGTAAAATATTCCTCTATATTGTCATAAATAGTTTCATCACTCGTCATAAGTTTACCATCTTTATCATATGTTCTATGTTTAAAAATCGATTTGTCGGCCTCAATATAAGGGCCATATGTTTCATATTCTTTAGTCAATTCTTTTATGTAATCTAAATCTCTTTTTTCATTAAGGGCGCAAACACTATAAAAAAACTTATCGTCTAGTAAATTTAAATGGTTACATTTAGCTAAAAATAAAACTCGGTGCCATCTGGTGTATAATGCACCAGTAAGAAGAGAAAAGTTATATTTTCTATTTTTTGATAATTTTATTTGATCCGAATCATTCTTAGTGCCCGATATCATAAAACTTAATGTTCTTCTCCAAATATCAATGGGTACGACATAGTTAGGATAACACATGTTATTTGGATAATCGTAACCACTCATTATAATTTTCACTACAGACGGTTTAAACCTACGATTAATTAAACTGTCTTGTATCACCATATCAAGAATTGGTACATCGTTAATGAAGGGTGTTTCCCTCGTAAGACACACAGCAATTTTTACATTGTTACTTTTACACCAATGATATAATTCCGGTGTAATGTTTTCTATGGAATCAACAAGATTAGGAAAATCTGGGCACGGTGCAACAACAAGATTAATATTGTTTTGATTAACGACATCGTGTCCAATTCTTTTTCTTTTAATACTTTTTACATACTTTTCAAAATGCCAACGAAAAAAGCTATAGAAAGCATCGTTATAATCTAAACTAACATGATTTCCTTGAAAAATATAATCGTAATCCACTTTTATAAGTGGGCTGCCATCTGTATCAACCCAAACATCAATGGTTGGGAAATCATTTAATGTCTGTTGGTTTTCCATTCTTTAATCCATATAAACTTCTATGATACCCTTTTGGCGGCTTAAGTTTAGATGCATAGTAGAAAAATCTAACAGCATTACGAATACCTTTTACAGGATGAACAAAGTGACGAATCGTTTCGCTATGTTCAAATACCACAGCACGATTCTTCTTTACTTCAATCTTAGCAGTGTTCTCAAATTCAATCTCGCCACCTTCTTCTGGAGTTGACAGATAAACGATGAGTGATGCAACGCGGTGCATCTTTAGTCTATCATTCCAATTGAAGTCAATGTGAGGTTTAAGATCACCGTGATCTTTTATCTGGCTATATCCAGCACCAATCATATGAGGATCACAGATAACTCCACTAATTCCAATGCTTGATTCGATGAATTCCAAACCCTCTGCACTCGAAACAATGTGGTAGTAATCTTGCAGCGCTGGTAATGATGTAAGGTCATTAGCCTCTAACATATGAGATCCAGCACGTTCAAACACCTTTTGCCATTTGTTTAAACGTGTCAGTGATTCAACTTCTTGTTCAAGAGCTGATAATGTAGATGCATCTAGTGCGTTGTCAACAGTCTTAATAAACATTACTTATTACCAATATTATACTTTGGACACAGTTCCCACTCATCCTTTTCTTTAAAAGAGATGATCTTAATCTGACGCAGTGGTGCACACTGCAACGGTTTAGTGGATTGAATATTAACCAATCCCCAATCACTAATCAATGTTGTAATTGTATTGCGTCTCATTACATCATTCTCTTCAAGGTTAGCCTTCTTGCCGTCAAGCATGAATAACTCTTTGAAGTGCACAATAAAGTATCGACCCTGCTTGTGCAAGATGTGACACGATTGATATAGCTTTTTGTCTTTACGAGACGCCACGCCAATACGTGTCAACGTCTCACGAACCTTTAGAAAATCATCTGGTTCATTAAGTGTGATTTCCAACATATCTGTTGGAGACCATTGTACAGTGTTACTTTCTTCCACCTTTGCTCACCTTTTTTCTTAATTCTTCTATTTGCTCAGGTGATAGAAGATGAAAAACTTGGCGAGCTTTATCGTTGCTATAGCCATAATATTGTTTCACAACTTCCATATCACTAACTAAGTCAGGTTTAATCCATTTCGAAAAGCGTTTCCGCTTTCTTATGATATTTATAAGGAAGTGATATTGAAGCTTTTTATCAATGTGGTGGTGTTGATTGACTACGTTGGCCAAACCAACAGTATCAGCAAAATAAGACAAACTGCGATTGATAACAAAAGGAACGTAGCTACGCTCATCGAATTCAGTCTCCATTATATCTTGCTTGGTGTCGTTGATGGTATTCAAATAATCAAATGGGGTCACTTGAATGCAACCCCAGCCATGATCTCAGTCATACAAGCAACCATATTCAGCTCATGGTCAGCAACAAATGCATCCTTGTACTGATAGTCTGCAAGGATCAGAACCAACTGAGGAATGCTTTGAGGCTGCACAAGATCATTCATGCGATCATACAGACCACGAAACACTGCAGATGAATCGATGTCTTGGTTATTGACTACCCAAGAGCGCATCTTCTTGAAGTCTTTAGCTTTCAGCGCTAGGGCAAGATCGCTAAAGCTGTCAGAAACCCCTTGACCAGATACGACAGTAGCCACACCCCGACCATTACTTGCAAGACGCTGAATCTCATTAATAGTCCTCCTCCAGTCAGGTGCATACTTCATAATCAAATCGATGATAGCTTGCTGTTCATACTTAACACCTTCGGCATTGAGGATGAACTCGAGTCGCTTCATAAACTGACCAGCGAGGCCAGCCAGATCCTTCTTTGTCGTATTAAACTCATACACGCTACAACGAGAGTGAAGAGGTTCGATTACACGGTTCTTGAAGTTACAAGTGAGGATGAAGCGACAGTTGTTGCTAAACTCTTCAATGAATGCACGAAGAGCTGGCTGAGTAGACTGAGGATTGAGGTAGTCTGCTTCGTCAAGGATTACTACCTTATATCCACCAGCGAGTGAGATAGAAGAAGCAAACTGCTTGATCTTACCACGAAGAGTATCGATGTTACCCTCTTCGGATCCGTTTACGACGATATAGTCGAGCCCCATCTCGTTACATAGGGCTCGAGCTACTGTAGTTTTACCCAATCCAGCAGTACCAGTGAACAGCATGTTCTGCATCTGTCCACTGGTTACAATAGCTTGGAAGGTTTCTTTAAGAGATTTAGGCAGAATCGTATCGGCAATCTTACGAGGCCGATACTTTTCTACCCACAAGAAATCATTAGACATTTAGCTCTCCATAATAAAATTATAATTGTAGTTCAAACTGAGCGGAAAGTCAATTACTTCTTGATTGTTTTGGATGGTTCCTCTGTCAACGCAGCTTCCTCTTGTACTGATTCTGCAAGTTGTACAATTTGAACACATTGGTCACGAAGACCACCAATGGTTGATAGTTCTTCTCCACGGAATCCACCACGTTGAGTGACAGCATCAATTACCGCGATAGTGCTACGAGATGCTTGGTTTGCGAGTTGGTTAAGACGTACTTGGGACATAATAAATCCTTATTTGTATGTTGACGATTTTTCAAGCGCAACCCAATACTTGATTTCTTTCTCAAGATTAAGGCTGGTGAACTGAGAGATTAACTTGGAAGTAAGCTCGACCTTGTAGTCAGCTGGAATAACCTTCAAGTTAGCAATGTTAAAAATAAAGTTAAACTGATCAGTGTCAGCTTCCCCATCCACATCGATGGAGTATGTATTAGAGGTGGAATTGTCTTGATCAACAACACTCAGAGTGATCAGATTGCTCTTCCCTGTAATAGACACTTGACTATGACCAAGAGCACCAGCAGCGCGCTTGAGATTATTCAGTGTCCCTTGATCAAGAGTAAATGATACGTTAGCAGCTGGCATTGGAAGACCCTTGTTACGCACATTCGTCTCACTCGGCTTTGTTAGATTGTCAGTATCAGAGAAGAAGTACTTGATTTGAGCTCGACCCGATGCATCACCAATCTGCACATACTTATCAGTGAATCGCAGAGTTGGTGTGTTGACAAGACCAATCACAGAGAGAAACTCTGATAGGTCATAGATGCCAATCTCTTGAGGAAATGTTTCCTCAACGTCTGCACTCGCAACGATGTTCTTTGCTTCTGCAACCGTCATAATCGTATTGCCAGCATTGATAACAATGTTAGAGTTAATCGATGCAAAGTTCTTCAATACTTGCGTAGTAAAGTTGGATAGTTCCATTATATAGATCCTTTAATCTTGCTAAAGTTATTTTGTTTAATGAACTCTATCTTGTTAGCAAACTTGCCTTCAAGAATGTCACCTTTGTGAGAGATCACATAGACGTTTGTGTCATCCCCTAAAGTATAGATGATTTTCATAAGGTTGTCAACCCCTTCATAGTCCAAAGATGAATCAAATGTTTCGTCTAAGATTAGTAGATTGGTTGCCACTGAATTCTTCATCTTAGCGATCATTCGCCACGTAAACAATAGGGCCAAGTCAATACGTTGCTTCTCACCTTCTGAGAACGAATCATACGAGAAACCATCACGGTGTCGTGACTTGATCGTTTCAACAAACGACTCATCAAGGTTGAAAGACACGAAGAAGTCCAACACCTGTAGATATTGATTGACTAGTTTGTTGATCACTGGTAGATACTGCCGAACGATCTTAGTCTTAATCCCAGTATCTTTCAACATCTCACCAATCACTTGGTTGTATTGAAACTTATCGTTAAGAGTTAGTTTCTCTTCAATCATAGTATCCTTATCGTCAATATACAGATCTAGATCATCTTTAGCCTTAGTGATATCGCTAGTGGTATCTGTTAGGTTGTCAATCTCGTTCTCAAGATCTTTGATTGAACGTTCAATACGAATAATCGCTTGAGTGTTAACGTTAAGATCAGTTTGCCACGCGCGTATGTCTTCAAGGTTCTTAGTAATGGTGGATAGTTCTAACTCAGTAGCCGAGATCTCTTCAGTTAGTTTATTCAATGCGGAGTTCAACTCACGAGCACGTTCAGACGCTTTAGAGATCTTATCCCTTTTGATCTCATCACTAATGTCTTGAGTACAAGTTGGGCATGTGCAGTTCTCTTCAAAGAACTTCGCATCTTTAACCACAGACTTAATATCAGTTTTAAATTGAGTATTGTACTGCATTAACTGCATACTCTTCTGGCGAGCTTTGTGCTCTTTAGTTGGCCAAATAGCGTTTTGATGCTGGATCTTCAATGTCAATGCAGAGTTATTGTGACTAATGTCACTCATCTCTTGACGTAGAGTAGTAATCGCGGTTTCTTTCTGCGACTTCAGATCTTTGTTGATTCTATTAATGTCTTGGATGTATTTACGTTGTGTATCTATCTTATTTGATTGCAGATCGATACGATATTGGATATCTTTGATAGTATCCTTTAGATCACTGTTCTTTAGTTTCAGAAGTTGGTTCATCTTAGAGAACACGTTGATGTCCAAAAGATCTTCGATAACTTCTCTGCGGTGTTGGGCGGTCAGCTGCATGAAAGGAACAAAAGAGGAGCTTCCAAGGACAATGATCTGATGAAAAGACTTATGGTTCAGTTTGAGAATGTTTTGTTCAAGGATCTTTTGGTACTCTTTAGAGTGAGAATCTTGATCGATCATCACGTCATTCTTCCAAATCTCAAACACAGATGGTTTGATACCACGGATAATCCTATACGTGGATCCAGCTACTGTGAAGATAACTTCAACAAGACAATCTTTGTTATTGATTGAATTGACTAATTGAGGTTTAGAGATGTTACGGTGTGGTCGCCCAAAAAGTGCGAATGACAAAGCATCAAGCATTGTTGACTTACCCGCGCCATTGTGACCAACAACTAAGTTTGTTGAGTATTTTTGGAAGTCAATATGAGTGAAAGAATTTCCTGTACTGAGGAAGTTCTTCCACTTAAGTTTTTCAAATACGATCATTTAGCACCAATTAATATTACATCCGCCTCTGTTTCAATCCAAAGCTTTGCACCGCAAGGCCTAGGTTTATCAGGTCTATAGACCATACGAGATGGTCCTCTTATATCAACTTCCATACAATACTGCACAACACCATTCTCTTCCACGCGGCAGACAGGTTCTTCTGACCCTCGCTTTGCATTGCTTTGAATGATATTGCGGTTGATATGTATAATCTTCATACAATTTCCATTGTCTGAGCTTCAATCATTAAGTCATGCATCTGTGTTTTAATGCGGTCTTTATCTAGATCCGTATCAACAGCGTCGATATAACTGTTGAGTAGAGATGTTGTATCTTCTAACGAAATTGTCTCGTTGTCAACTGATTCGCCAACAAATTCATTAAAATTCTCAGCAATCTTTAGTTCGTGGATTTTCTTGCTTTGAATACGATCAATAAACCTATCAAATGTGAACAGATCTCTCTTGTTGATTACAACAATCTTAACGAACTTACCTTCAACATCACCTAAGTCATATTGCAAGTAGTCTGTGTGAGTGTCATCATAGTAGATCCGTTTGAACAGAGTGTGTGGGTTACGGATAGCCGTTATCTCTTTCGACTCCGTGTCATAAACATGGAAATGCTTTGGATCGTGGGCATCGTTCCAAAAGAATTCGAGCTGCGTTCCAAGGTAGTGGATATTGTTTTTGCTTGACTTCGTGTGGTAATGCCCCGAATAAACCGCATTAAAGCGGTCAAAGATATCTGTACCCATTCCATGTTGCATCCTTACACCTTTCATCACTTCAAAGCCTGTCAGCTCAAAGTGCCCACCAATATGAGTTGCTTTAGTTGTTTTGAGAAATTCTAGTGTTTGTATTTCGTTGTCAGGAGCAATCCATGGAACCAAAGCCCAAGTCATGTCACCGTATTGAATTTCTGTAGGTTCGTGAATGATACGAACCTCGTCCATATAGTGACCAAGTAGTTCTTTGAGACTATTGAGTTCGTTGGTGTTTTTGTAAAAGGTGTCGTGGTTTCCACAGATGATGTCCATCGTGAGATTTCGTTCTCGCAATTGAGATAGAAACATCTTTCTATTTCGGTGTAGAACTCTGAAATTGATGAACTTCCTGTTATCAAAGAAGTCACCAAGATGCAAGATGTGTGTAATTTTATGTTCTTCTAAGTATGGAAAGAACACGTCACTGTAGAATTTTTCAGCGTTGTCTAAAAATATCTCAGATGAGTTACGAGTACCAGCGTGAGTATCGTTTAAAATAGCAAACTTCATTCCATAAAATCCTGTAGGTCAGAGTCGACAGTAATCTGATATTTACGTCTAACTTTTTCTTCACGAGAGAATTTTGTAAACTCAGTATCTTTTTCTTTGACTTTATCAATACGATCTTTTAGCTGATCGATAAATGCTTGTAAAACTTGAGTTGACGCAGTGTCACCATTTTCGCTGAATATGTATTCTTCAATACCACTTTGAGATAAGTATCGCAACTTAATATCTTGTTGTTTCTTCTCTTTAGCAATACGCCGTAGAAATGCATACCAAGCAATCTGTGTGAAGTAAGCAAACGCGTTTGGGTTACCTGATCGCGTTGCAGCTTCGATATTGTAGTTCTCAATTGCACGAAGGCAGTTCTCAACAGCATCCATCACCATCTCTTCACGATAGGTGTAACGAATGAAGTTAAGTTTATGAGAAAGACCTTCACAGATCTTTAAGAAACATCTAGCAATGTAATCGGGGACCTTGGGTAGATCGTTCTTCTTGGCAGCCTTTGCTGCTTGAAGTTCCGTACAATATGCAACAACAGCTCGTGAAAAATCACCATTGTTGACGTAATGAATACTTTCACGTTTAGCCATTAATAGCATACCTTAATTATTAATTACATTGATTATAGTATAAAAAAACACATAAGTCAATGAGTGTTTTTACTGAAATTTAAACAGGTTTTTATTTTTTAAACAAATGAATGTGAATATGCCAAAGAACATTATAACGATTACTGGGATTACGCTTACCCTCTCGTTGAAAGTGAAAGTAACTCTTCCCATCTTTATTTTTTAAATGAATACCACCATTCAAAAACTTCCATTCAGCATCATTTACCTTATCAACAATTTTTTGATAGGTCAATTCATATTCTATTGTGGGTAAATGATTATACACAACATGAGTAATATCAAAACCATTTCGAATGATCAAATCAACAATGGCATGTTTATTGTTATCAAGAAACTCTTTGAATGCAGTTACATAATTTTCATCAATTTGTTTTATGGTATAACGATCCTTTCCTTT